TGGGGACTGCTATTGATATTGGTGCTGCGGTTGTGCCTTATGCGGGTTGGAGTCGGGTTGCACGGAATATCAAGCCGCTGGAAGATTTTGTGGGTAAGATTGACCCGGATAATGCTCGACCGTTTTTAGGTGGAATGGCGCGGGAAGCAACCCGAATGGCTCCGTTTGAAGCTGCACGGAATGCAGTCAATATGATGGTTGGGGATAAATCTGCCGGGGAAATGGCCGGGGAAAGTGCGCCCAATATTGGGCTTGGTGGGCTTGGTGCTGGGCTTATTGGAAAATTAAGTTCTAGTGGGCGTGCTAGTGTTTCGTTAAATGACCTGTTGCCGGAAGCAATCAATAGCAAACCGCTGCAGGAGCAGTTTGGAATGCTGAACGATGCAATTAAAGCAGGGCGATTTGCGGATGATGCAGATAAAGCTGCTACTGCAAATAACTTCCTGAATCGTCTTTCTTTTTCCATTCGGAATGAAAATCCAGGGCCAGGTGCTGCGTATGTTGCGCCGCTGGAATTTGGGAATCAATCCGTTGTCAATCGGCTGTTTAAAATGGATAACGGGAATTCTACACTCAGTAAGACGTTGACGCGGAGTGGAAGTGGTTTTGCTAAATCGTCAGATGTGGATGCGGTGGCTGGTGCTGCGGGACTTCCTGCAGGATTTGAAGCAACTACCCGGTTTCCTCGGACAAAGTTATTCACCAATGATAAGGCTGCGCAACGGTTTGATTCTTTGGTGCGCTCGAACATGGTGCCGCTGGCGAATGGGGCTTTTTATACGAAGGAAGCAGATGGTGGGTATTATGTGGTGGCTAAGAAAATAGCTGGAAAGATTCCACAGGATGACCGTTGGGTTATGTTTAAAACGAGTGATGTGGACTCGTTAAATCCTGACCTTGCTCGGTGGAAGAATGCGCTTGTTGATAGGAGTAAGATTTTTGAAGACCCTATGCCGGAAAAGATTGGTGTGGAAATCTACGATAAGGCAAATGATTTCCTGCGGCAATTTCCGTATCAAAACTTGGAAGCTGCTACGCGAGGTAGTAAATCGTCGGCGGAGGTATATGACCGCTTTGCGAAGCTGACAGGGTTGGATAAGGTTCCGGCTAGTGGTGGGATGGAACAAGTCAAGACGTTCCTGAGGCAACATGTTGCTCCGGCTATGTATCAATTCCAAAGTCGCCCGCTGGCGGAATGGACACGGCAAATGGCTCGGACTATTTTTGACGATGCTGCGGCTAAGGCGCAAGCGATAGTATATGGTACGGCGAAGTTTAAAGGTAGCAGGAATCTTATATATCAAGCTGTGCGTGCGGCTAACCCGGTTGCAGAAAATCTGCAGGGGACACCTGCGCTTAAACCGTTGATTGATTCGCTGGATGATAAGGGCCTTGCTGATGTTTGGAAGGTGAGTGCAAGTGCGATGCCTTTCAAGGATGTTCAGGCTGCATTCGCAAAAGGGGATATATCTGAAAGTGCGTATAACTTGCTCAAGGCGATGGATACGAATGATAAGTATATGACTGACCAGATTCAAAAACTGGGTAAGCACCTTGGGATTTCTACATTCGTGCCGGAGGAAGGGCACTATGGTTTGACCCGGAGTTGGGTTGGGGATTTCCGTGTGCCGATTTATCAGAATAATAAACTGGTATATATGGCATCTGGGAAGAATGCGAAGAATGCTGAAGCTGTTGCGAATGGTATTGTGGAAGATGCTAAAGCGCAGGGTGTTTCTTTGACTATTGGGAAAACGGGAGTAGCTGAACGGAGTACGGAAGGAATGATGGGGGTTAATCCTGTGCATATTTCTTCCCCGGATTTTGGTATTGTTTCTGATGCGGCAAAACGTGCGTATTCTCGCGTGAATAAGCCTAAGTTCTTTAAAGAACGCACTGGGGTTGGCGGGTTTGTTGGGGATTCTGCGCCGTACACCAAAGCGGATTTGGAAGATATTATTCGTGGGCATACCTACACGCAGCATAAGTACATGGCAGAATTGACTGCGAAAAGTGTGCTTTCTCAACAATTGACGAAGTTGGAACAGATTGACCCGCAGGCGTTTGTTGAGGTTAATCAACGGTTGAATGACCTTGCAGGTAAACCGGGGGAATTGGCGAAGGCTACTAATCAAGTTGTTGATTTGGCTTTGAGTAAATTCCTTGGGAAGAATAGTGCTACGAAGATTGTTGGTGTGGCAAACCAAGCTATGTTCCAATTGCAACTTGGGATGGGGAATGTCGCGTTTCCTATTCTGAACCTGCTTACACCGTTACAAACCATGGCGCCGGAAATCGCGTATGTTTTGAGTGCTAATCCGCGTGGGTTGAGTACGAAATACACAGCGTTGTTGGATTCTGGTTTTTATGATGAATTCGTAGTTGGTGGGATGCACGGTGGGAAAGCCAAGCCGATTGGTTCTGCTGGTGTATTGTCTGTGCCGAAGATTATGATGGAGGGACTGCGTAGGATGGGGAAACCCAGTGATGATTTTCTTGAAGCTGCTGAACGGGCGGCGCGGGAAGGTGTCACTGACCCAAGGTTTATTGAAGAAGCTGTTGGGGAGAATTCTACGCAGGTGCTTAAATTCCGTGAAGCGTTTTCCAGTCCACAGGGGATGGCATCTTGGATTATGAAGCTAAGTGAATTTATGCCAGCATCTTCGGAAAAGTTTGTGCGTGGGTATGCGTTCTCTACAGGGCATATGATGGGTAAGGATTTGATGGGGCTGAAAGACGAAGCGCTCTATCAATTCGCAAAGCAATTCACAGAAAGGACTATGTATTTGTATAGTCCGGCTGACCGTGCGCGTGTTATCACTGGGCCGGTGGGTTCGTTGTTTGGTATGTTTAAAAACTGGCAAATGCACTATATTGGTGGGATGATGCAATATACAGGGGAAGCGTATTATCGCAATAACCTTGCTCCGCTTTTGTGGCAATTGGCTGGCACGACTGCGGTTGGTGGGATTGCGGCAACGCCAGCGTACTTGGCAGCAAATGCAATATCCAATACCTTTGCCAATAAAGATATGATGAATCTTATCTATGATAACTTCGGCCCGACTGGAGGATTGCTTGACGGGAAGAATCCCTCCATTTCGGATGCGATGTTCCTCGGACTTCCGGCGTTCTTGGGGGTTAGCCTTAGTGACCAAGCTACCAGTCCGGGTGCTGACCCTGCACGGGATGCAAGTATGCTCTTCTCGTTTGTGCATTGGGACAGGATGAAAGCTACAGCACAATTCATTGGGAACGCTACAGATGTTTATAAGACAACGGGTACGAATCCGATGGCTGACCAAACTGTGCGGGATAATTTTGTCCGGGCGTTCTTGCCAAAAACACTTTATCGAGTGCAGGCGCAAACGGAAGAAGGAGCACTCAAGTCACTGAATACTGGATACAAGCAATTTGACGGGTTGAATCTGGCGCAAAGGATGCTGTACTCTGCTGGGTTTAACCCGAATGAAATTGAGCTGGGGTATAAGGTGTCTGATAAACTCTGGAGAAATCAAGAAGAAATGAAAAAGCAGGTGCAGAATTACGGAAAGGCTTGGAGGGCTGCACAAGAGAATGAAGACCCGGATGCGCTGGAAGCGATTATGCTTAGGGCGCAAGTGGAAGGGGTGGACATCAGTTCTGTTATTCGGAGTGCTCGTGCAAGGGATGCGAAGGCGAAGGATAATATGTTTGACCGACAATTCAAGCAGCAGGATATTCAGGAATACGCACCGATTCTAGGAAGGTAAGCCGAAGTTGGCATCATGGACTACTCTTATCCATCCGCGAGAGTAGTCCATGATGCCAACCAAGGAGAAACATCATGGAAACTTTGAACGATAAAATGCTGTCTACTGAATCTTTGATTCAGCTGGAATTCCGGTTTCCGCAAAAGGGCTGCTCGTACTGCGGGTGCTACCACAATAGCATTCGGGAAGCAGCCCTCTGCAAAGACCGGACTATGCGGGTTATGACCGAAGGTGCTGTACCGCTAAAGCGAAGCAAGTAGGTCGTCAAGCGCAAGTTGGGCATCAGGAGAGATTGGCTTTTTAGTCTTTCTCTCCTCTTTTTCTCGTGCCAATCTCTCAGTTTTGTTTTTGTTAATTCTCTCCATCTGTCTCCACATATATTCATCATAGGACATGTTTAAGAATTTTTTACAATAAATATCTCCAGCCCCTGAATGTCCTTTGTGCGCTAATTCGGCTACGTCTTTCATTAACAAATCCCCTTCCCAAGATTCATACATAATCCATACAGCGACTTCGCATATGCGGAGGTAGAAGCGATTAGCTGAAGCGCAAAAAGTTATGTTAACGTGGGCATATGAATCCTGTTCCATATTCATATGGCGTCCGAGGATGAAATCTGGTGGCATAACTTGCATTTGTAGTTCTCCGGTATGGCTACTTTAAATATGTTGTGTATGGCTTAATGATAGTTAAAGTGTGGTTAAAACAATTTTGGTGCTCGAGGAATTACCGTATGCGTATTAGGCACCTTTTCAATTTTTCCACTGTTAATCATGGACTGAATAATGAATTGTATTTTGTTCACAGGGGTTTTATCCATAAGGAATTGGTGCATCCGAGCTTCCGCCACAGGCTTCTTTTCATTTGCCAGGTAGGCTTGCATCACATACCGGTGCAAATCCTCCATCACTTGTTTATCTGGACTTGCTACCATCTCAATAAAGATTTGTTCCATCAGAGATTCCGCTTCAAGCAGGGTAGCAATAGCTTGTTCAACATCTTCCCGCGTTATCAACAGTTCGTTTGTTCTATCCACACTAAACACCATGGATAATTTCAGGACATGCAATGGACGTCTTGGAAGATAGTGCTGCAGGCGGCTATGTGTTGGAGCACTGTCGTCAGCTTTCAAATTGAAATCTTCCATCAATGCTTTCGCATCCTCTGTCCATTGGAATTCTCCCGTCAGTTCAGCTATTGCCGACAGGTCACGCACGAGTGTAGAATACAAAGCACTGTCCACAACGGACTTAGTGAACAAGCTTGGCCGGATACTTTCCCCGGCGTATATCATAATGGTGCGGGCAGTGAATCCCATGCGCCACGCGAGTTCAGGTAGGGTTTCTGCTAAGTACGCAGGCTGTGTTCCGCCAAGCATGTGAATGCTAGGACATTCGATGGTGATTTGTTCCTTGAGACTTCTGCGGGACTCTCTATACATTTGCGGGCAGTCATACAGGTCGTTGATAGTGTTCAAGAAATCCAAATCGTGCGCAGTGATTAAAACCCCAAGTTCTGAAGCACATACAAGCATAGGGCTGGTGATGATTGTTTCATGGCCAATCTTCAGGGATTTCGGCTTGTTCAATTCATCTACCAAGGATGCCCGTGTGACCGAGCTGGAACAGATGTTAAACTTCTGTACGTCCTGCCACAACTTATATACCTGGCTAATGATTTGACTTTTTCCTACACCGGGCGGGGCAACAAGCAGATTAATCATGTTTGGGTACATGTTCGAGCGGGCAGTGTGTACCCAAACCCTTCGCTCAAGTGCTCCTGCTACCGCTGATATCGCTGCCCATTTACGGAAAATTTCCGGGCTTGCTATACCGTCAGTATAATCAAGAAAGCCTTGCATCCATGAGGGTAGTAGTCGCTGAGCGCTGGCGGGTGCGGCTTTCGGTTCCATTATATAGTTTCAATCCGTCAGGGTTTTTGTTTTCGTCATAATTGCTCCAGTTCCAGCCGGACTTGGCTTCAACCGGAATTGAGAAGGTTCGGCCATTAAGTGTGAATGTGAAGCGTAGGATTTTCTTCACAGCTTCAAGCACTTCTGTTTCCTTTTCTTCTGGATACATAATCAATACCGCATCGTGGACTTGAATCATCACTTCCACTGGAAGTCGTTTATTAAGTCCTTCCTCAAATACCCTGTAGAGGCCGAGGTCTTCGTAATCTGCAATAGTGGATTGAGGAACGAAAGCAATAGCTTCTCGAAGAGTGGAATCGTCGTCCCGCCTGCCAAAGAAGTGTCTGCGTCGTCCGAGCGGAGTAATAAGGTATCCTTTAGTTTGAAGTTCACGCTTGACAAATAGGTGCCACTCAGGAATCTCAGAAAAGGCTTTAAAATATTTTGATTGGAATTCCTCCATAATTCTTGGCTCCACCTTGAGGTGTCCGGCCATAGTTCGAGGCGTCCCGTAGTAATTTGTTCCATGGCCTCCACGCTTAGCCATATCCCGATAGGAGAATTGACGATAAAAACTAGCTCCCGCAACGATTTTCTTGTCATGCTTTAAGTCTCCTGTCCATTCAAGATTAGGCCACACCATTCGACAAACTGTTGTGTGAAGGTCTCCGCCCTCGCAAGCATTAAGGTAATCATCTCGTCCAGTAGCAAGCCAAGATAGTATTCCGACGAGTCGGGATTCAGCTTGCTCCAAGTCAATGTAAGCGAATTTATGGCCGCTGTCGGCAATGAATAAACGACGTAGTTCTTCGGTAATGTTCTGGAGGTTTGTTCCGGTTCCAAATGCGTTACTACTGCTACTGAACCGTCCGGTTTCAGTTCCTGCGATATTAAAAGAAGCACGGAGTCGGTTGTCAGAATCCACGGCGGATTTGATTGTGCCAAGTTTCTTAGTGATGTCTCGATAGCGGAGAAGTATATTGCAGAAAGGTTTGGCAGAGGGGAACACTGAAAGTTTTTCCAATGCTTCTCTACCCGCGCTGAGTGTTTTAACCCCTTTTGTGAGCTTGAATTGTTGTGGCAAACGAAGCCACTGGTAGAACATTTTGCACAGGAATTGTGGGGAGATTTTATCAAGGTCATGGTTGAAATATCCTTTGACAATGTATCGGAACATGTTAAGTAATTTCTGTGCCTGCTCGGAAAGTTCCATAATCAATTCAGCGCGAGTAGCGACATCAACAAGAAGTCCTCTGGTTGACATGTGCAATACCGGCCCCATGAGCGCGCGCTCGAAATTATAGGTTCGGCGGGAAATTTCATCGCATTTGGAATCGAGCACCTGGAATATTTCCTCAGTCATCATGCAGTCAAGCCCATTGTAGACCTGAAGTTTGGTGTGGTCGTCCATGCTGCCAAGGGTTGAATCAATATCCCTGCTATCAATATACGGCATTTTCATACCCTTTTATTTTTCGTATTTCAACCGGAATTTTAAGTTTCTTTGCAAACCGAATTCCCTCTTCCATGCCCTTCGACATTCCCCTGTCTACATAGACCACACAAGCATCAGCCAAAAGATAAATAACAAAACCAGCTTCCATGCCGCGCTTTCGTTGAGAGGGAATCGCATCAATAAGTACTCCAGGTTGGGTGTATAATAAATGACTGGCAAGCGGGACTTCACCACGGCGCAAGGAATCCTTGAGCGCACGGCGAGCATATTCCACGTTTGCTTCTACGTTACCAGAATAGGGGGATTCGACTACGACAATCCGCTTGCGAGCCAGAGAGGAGACACGATTAACAACTTGCTTTCCATCGCAATAGTGGCATGTGTATGGCTTTGTGTCAAGTTCTTTCATTCCAGTTTTAAGTATTTTCCCAACGCCTCTACATATCGGACATAGTGCAGGACGGAATCTTTCATGCCCTGCTGGAGGACTGTATTTCTTCTTACTCATCAGCTTTAAGTTCCTCTTGTCCTTTTGTTCTAAGGTGCTTCCAAGACATTTCATTACAATATATGCTGCCGAGAAAGCCTAATCCTTTTTCAAGTTCTGGATACATACTATGGTGCATCAGCATGGTATCGTGGATTTCTCCAAGAATCTTAAACCCCATTACCCGGTAAAGATATTGGATGTCGTATAGAAAATTCTGGCCGACTATTTGGATGTTAGGATTTGCAAGAAGGTCTCTGATGAATCCCCATGCAGCACGTTCGGACGCAGCATCAGGCCAATAGTTCCAATCATTCTTTCTCTTGTCCCAGAACGGGATGACGATTGATAATTGAGGCGAGACTCCGACCCCAACGCAAGTGATTTGTCCATTCTTCGTCTCGATATCAACTGAAACTCTGGATGCTGTGTATATGTGAGTTTTGAAGAATTCTTCAATCTCTGCCAAGGAAGGGTCAACGAGTATAAGTCTTTGTTTACGTTGAATGCTGGGAGAAGAAGATTCAAGTCCACACTTGATAGTATCAGCAATGCCGATGCTTCGCAGGTTAAATTGCCGCAAGACTGCAGCTGGGTGGTATGTTGGAACGACTTTAGTTCGTCCATCGAGTTTGCAAATTTGAACAGTTCCTCTTTCTTTGCTAATCCCTGAGCTACCAGTAAGTGCCCACAGTGCCACATTACCCAATGCCAAGATAACATTTGGTTGGTATTCAGCGATTTCACGTCGAATTTCTTCGATTGCTGAAAGGGCAATGTCGAGAAAGATATACTCCTTAGACCCGCATGGTGCAAGTGGGTAAGTTCCGCCAACAGCTTTATTCGCTTCCGCTTTTGTGGCGTAGGAAATAGTTTTAAGGTCGTTATTTGTTGGCCGGAATTTGAACACGTTTGTAACGTAGCAATCTTCTCGGAGGATACCGGCAGCACTAAGCCAAGAATTGAGTTCGTGCCCGGACGCTCCGGCGAATGGTTTTCCACTTGCTTCCTCCTGTTGTCCTGCCGCTTCGCCTACAATCATGATTTTGTTGTAGGCGGAGCTAGGTTTACTTGCTGGAATTATTCTTTTTCCCTTTGGGACTATTAAGGAATCCATGTTCTTCTAATGCCTTTATCAGTGTATCATTTACTTCTTTATTCAACGTATCCAACCCTTCCGGCACCTCGAATTTCACGAAGAAGCTAGGTTCAATGAACGGTTTAACATAATTCCTACTGTCCCCGGTGAACGTCTTTCCTTCCCGCACCAGATGAACAATAGCGACATTTGCAGCGCCAAGTTGTTGAATCAAATAATCAGCTTCTACATTAAAGCCACAATCGGAAAGTACGAAAGTAATTTCATGCGGATTATTTGTATTTGCACACAACCAATTATCTGTACGCCGAATGAATAGTTCTGCGAAAGCGTGATGGGCTACGCGAGGTTTCATAAAGATTTCACTAAAACCAATAAGGACTTCTCGTGGGGTATGCCCGAAGAAAAAATCCTGTTCAATATTCTTTGCATCAGTTTCAAAGAAATACTCGTATTGATTCTTGTCCATGGCAAACGCCGCAGCTATGGCACGCTTGATTGGAAATGCTAGCTTTTCTTGGATAACATTATATTTATCCCCAATCATTTTCGCTATAGTATCTTTACCTGAACCGGCAGGGCCGTTGAGTAAAATTAATTTCATTCAATGGAGGCCTCCCTTGCGACTTTCTGCAACCAAGCTGGTGGTTCCGTATGCTTTTGCAATTTCTCCGTAGAGACTAACCGCCTCGTTCATAACTTCCCTTTCAATTTCCATCATCGTATTTCCGAGGAATTCGTTTACGGTAAGACACTTGGTGCATTCTCGGTGATGGTCTATTTCTTCACACAATACTCGCAATTGTGCAAGCCTTTCTAGCTTTTGCCGAAGTTCTACTTTGTTCATCGGATTATGCCTTTTTTATTTTGTCGTTAAGGACTGCTACGCCTTCTTTAAATTCATCATCAAGCCATTTGATAGTATAGGATTCGGCTTGCCCGTCTGTGTGAACAATGTGGAATTGGTCAGTGTTATCCATGATGCTGGTGAAGTCACTACCATGAAAGGTAAGCAGGGCAATTTCCATCCCATCCAAACGTCCGAAACTAAATTTCAGTTTGCTTAATTTATCCATTATTTATTTCTCCATTTATTATCAAATTCACGTTTTGCAAGTTCGTGAATTTCTGGATTGATTTCAAGCCCAAGATAATTCTTTGCGCCCATTTCCATCGCAGCGATAATGGCGTTACCAGAACCGCAGGTTGGGTCAAGCACACGACTAGTTTCGTCTACCATCATTTGGAAAAAGTGCTTGAGCATTGCGATTGGTTTTTCGCTGATGTGAATGTTCTTCGTGGTCGGTGCGGAATAACCGTTACCAACTGTCTTTACCACTACACGTTCCCCGGTGTACCCAAACAGGGCAAACTCAAGAACATTTCTGGGGCCACGTTGGCTATCTGCCACAATCCCTTTGTTATCACTCTTGAGCCAAACGAGTGGGGTTGGGTTGATAATCAATTGCGGAATATGCTCACGGAAAAATCGCATAGTCTTTTCGTAGTGCTTCATGCTTAACCAGAACATAATGTGAGAATCCGGCGCCATGATGTTATCCCAATTTTCCGCAAGTACTGCAAGTAATTCCCAATAAACATCCTCGGAATCATTATATTCCCCGTAGGAATTAACACCTACTTGGTCGGAGTTGTGCAGATTAACACCATAAGGGAAATCACAATGCAGAAAGTTAAAACGATGTCCTCGAAACTCCGAAGCCCACTGGCTAAAATTAGCCAAACGAATAGCATCAGGTGGGATATTAGCGGGAAGGTCAGTTCCTTCCTCTGCTTCATCGCTTCCAATTTCCGCAAAAAGATTTTCCAAAGCGTCCTGCTTTTTCCTTGTCTCTTTCCGTTCAACCGCTTTCGCCGCCGTAGTGACACGGGCAACTTTAAGAATACGCTCATTGTTTTCTGCTTCCTTAGCGATTTTAAGCCGGGTGCTGACCCACATAGGAGAAGCACACAAAGCCGCTGCGGTTTTCCCTATTGTCCATGTTGGGTCGAGATTCAGATAATGGTTGTGAAGTTTATTCACAACTTCTACTGTTTCTTGCCAAGTGATGTCGCTTCGCTTGATGTTTTCTTCCAACTCGATAATGGAAGATTCTTGTTCAGATTGCTGCCGAAGATATTGCACCGGGATTGTTTGCATTCCAAGAGACTTACACGCGGTAAGCCTACGTTCCCCGGCTACAAGACGCAGGCCGTGGTCGGAAAGTTCTACAATAATCGGGTGGAAAAGTCCAAACTCTTTAATGCTTGCGGCGAGGGATTCAATGTCTTTGAGTTCTCGCCGCTGCCGATTTTCCCGGTCGATATAAATGCTGTCAATTGCGACAACTTGAAATTCTGCTGTTAGTGGCATGGGATTATTTCCTCTCAATTAAAATATATTCTTCACTACCACTACCATGAGTAAATTTAAATTTTGAAAAGTCTGGATACCACCAATAAGGTTTCAACAACCAACAAGCTAATCTTATTCTCCAATTCCTGCCTTGCTGATGCAAGCGAAGAAGTTTACTTACAGAATGAATGACCTGTGTTTTGCCACACCCTTGTGGGCCTTGGACTATGATTTTAATTGGGCCTTTAATTTCCATTAGAATTGCTTTCCGTGCTTATGTGGGCGATTGACATTGTATTCGAGTTTTTTCTCAATTGCCTGCTCGATATTCATATTCATACTTCCAGCCAAATCGAGACAACGGATAATTGTGTCTGCAAGTTCTTCCTCCACCCCATACATGCGGCGCTTTTTCCCATTGGGAGTCTCCATCCACAAATCTTTTTCAGTATTGAAAAATGGTTCCGTTGGTCGTTGCTTGCGGAGGAATTCAAGCATTTCAGAAAGTTCACTATGGATAAGCGCAATCACTTCTGCAAGGTTTCGATTTTCCGGCCAAAAACCTTTTGCTTTATTCGCCGCATATATCTCTTCCGCGTAGGTGTTGAGGGACTTCATGACAGTTCTCCAAATAAAATTGGGAGGGATTAAGGTTCCCTCCAAACCTAATGCTTACGCATTCTTATTTCGCCAGCAGGCTCTTGACATTGGCGTATTGAGTCTTGCCGTCCTTGGAGGCAGTATGTGCGATTTGCACAGTTACTTCCTTGGAAGGCAGTTGCTCAATGATTTGAGCCAGCGTGGCTTGACCCTGAATGCCAAATACATTCCGTGCATCGTCTTTCAAGCGATACAGGGATTTCTCTGTGATGTAATAATCATAGGTGAGTTCCACATCAGCAAGGTTGCTAATGCTTTGGAATTCGGCCAATTGGTCAGGGTCTACATCAGGGCCTGCTGCGGTCACGCCGAGGGTGAGTCGAACGTAATCCGTTTGCTTTTGTTGGCTCTTGTCAAATTTTGTAGACTTGACAAATGCTTCGTAGCTGCCAACAGGAAGCGGTGCGGGCTTTTCAAAGGAATCAATATCAGCATTCAGGAGTTCGTTAAAGTCAACCATACTATTTACTTTCGATTGGGTTGTTAGTCGATTCAATTCGCTGGCTGCTGGATACCCGATTGGATAACCCATTTAACCTACAGCACCAGCTTTTCTAGGCAGTCAGTATTTTAAACAGGTCTGCCATACCTGTTTCCAGCGGAAGTTCTGCAGGAATCTTTTTCGGATTCTCCGTTTTCAGTTCTACTTTCCCTTCTGAAACTGTGTGAAGTGTACGCTTTTGGTGAGCACCGGAACCTTTGCTTCTGGCCATAATCGTGGTGTTGAAATACCTACCGATAAGCGGCGGAAGTTTCTGACCTAACGCTGCAGGATACCCACGCAGGTCGGCATCGTTTTCTTCTCGTCCAACAAAGGTAATGTGGCTCAGCACGATAACATGGCATTTGATAGCATCGGAATATAGAAGTTCCACAATACTCTTTTGCATCCGTTGTGCTTCACCCCAATCCTGGATTTGCGGTTGTTGCCCAAGCCGCCCCTGCATCGCAAGAACATGATTCATTAGGGCTTCACCGAGCAAGGTGAGTGAATCTATAACGAGAACAGTA